TCATGACAACGGATCCGCGAGCTGGGCGCCGGTGGCGGTGTCGTAAACGGGGACGCTCGGGACTGGCGGATCGGCGTCGGGATCTCCTTTGGTGGCGTAGGGCCAATATTCTATGGGCGTGATGTCTATGTTGAACTCATCCACCCTAAAAGCATCGTCGGTGCCGAAGATGGGAATTACAATGCCTTCCGGTAGCGTCAGCGCCCCTATCTCAACTCCGTCTGTCTCCGGTTCATCAATAACTCCGCCCCCGCCTGCGGTTACGGCACGGCTCACGCCAGCTATGGAAGCGAACAGAGAAATCTCAAAACTAAGGGCTCCATCTGCCCACCTGGGGTTGGGGTATGAGACAAACAAATCATAAAGATATTCTTCATCCGCGACTGTTTCGTTGTCGGACACGTAATCGGTGACTTCCGTCAATGACGCCTGCGCTGGATCGGTGCTCCACTCGGGAGCCCCATTTACGTCCTCCCAAGAGAATCCGAGCCCATAGCGTGGGAGAACAAGATCGCTTTCGCGAGAGGGAACGAAAGCTGTCCCTGGGTCGTCGTAATCCGTGTAAGCACGGGGAGAGGCGTTAAAAGAGATCGTTGTCGCCCGGCTGAAACTCGGCTCCGCCACTAACACATAATTGATGGTGACAGACCATCGCCTCGGCAAATAGAACAGCCGGCACATCGACTCAATGGAGGGCGTGCACGCAAAGTTCGTTCGCGGTCCCGTGGCGTATGGAGCTGGCACATTAATGACCGGGTGCGGGAAGTGATCCCGGCCGGAGGTGCTCCCGCCGATAATGGCTACGCGATCGCCCATCGTTAGATCGCCGTCCAGCCGTTGCCGTCGGTCATTACCTGGAGAGTGGAGGGGACGCCGTTGACGGCGCCGGTGACTTCCTCGAGCTCTCCGTCGCCTTCACCTTCGCCTTCGCTTGAACCTTCGAAGCCGTCGCTCTGATTGTTGCTGGAGCGTTTGCGATTGATGCGGAGCAAGGCGAGCAGGTCGTTCAGGCCGAGGTGCGAGGGCGGGCCGCACTTATAGGCGACGGTGCCGGTGTGCAGATCGCGGACGATGGCCTGGCAAACGCCCTCGGAGGCGGTGAACGCGCTGCCGGCGCCGGTGACGTTCCACTTAGCGGCCGCGGGATGATCGACCCAATCGACCTCGGCGCCGTGCCGCTGCCAGGCGAGCTCGGTGGAAAGGGTTTTGTAGGGAGCATGCAACTGAGCGGCGAGGCCGACGGGAGCGTCCTGCAGGGTGCCGTTATATTTGAGGAGGACGACGGTGTGCTCGACCGCGCCGAACGCGCCATTCGCCTCGGTGGATTCGTCGACGCCGATCAAGGTCCAGATCTTCGCGGTGGCATCGGGTTCCTCTTCGGTAGGCGCGGCGACTTCGGAGATCTCGGTGAGGTATTCGAGCCGCACCTTGGGGATGAGAAGATCGTAGCGCGGATGGCCGATGAAACCGGTGACGTTGGTGTCCTGGATGTCGATGGTCTTCGTGGTGGGCGCGGCGACGAAGGTGAGGACCGGCACGCCGCCATCGGTGGGATAATTCCAATAGCAGCTGACGCCGGGGCACCAACGCATTTGGCTGCGGACGATCTCGGAGACGGTGCGATCGGCCTGCTCGTCGGCGGGCGGGATGACGGTGGGGAGCGCGGTGGTGTTGTAATTGAAGAGATCGCCGCAAGCGTCCTTCGCGTAGTCGAGCGCCTCCTCGATCTGGGCCTTGATGCCGACGCCGCCGGTGCCGATCCGGTAGTTCAAGAGGATGAGGGAGAGCGGCATCGTCGTCGGCTCTTCGCCCTCCTCGTGAACGGGAAACTGTGAGGTCTGCCGGAAGATTGTGCGATCGAGGAACGTGGCCCAGGGACCGCTGAAGCGGTAGATGTGCTCGTGGCGCGAACCAGCGGCGCGGCGGGGCGGCTCGAGCAACCATCCGACGAAGCGCGTATCGCCTTCGCTATCGACGAGCTTATGGCGAGCGAGCGGCGTGAAAGGCATGGCGGCCGCGATGTCGCGCGAGACGGTGAGCTCCATGAGGTCGTTGCCCTGGGCGGTAGTGGTGACGAGCGCGCGGCTGCAGCGGAGGGCGTCAAGCGTGCCCAGGTTCGAGGCACCGGCGTAGATGGAATAGGGAGCGGACATCAGAGGTCGGAGATCGGAGGTCGGAAGTCAGAGGGAATAGGACTAATGGGACGGATGGGACCTATCATATGGCGGCCCAGAGGTTCGAGATCTCGCCTTCGATGGCGGTGAAGCGGGCCTCGATGTTGGCGCCGGCCGACTGGATGGCGCTGGAAACCTGGCCGAGGCCGCCGACGATCTTGCCTTCCATATCTTTGACTGCGGCTTCGATCTTCTGGGCTTCGCCGCCGACTTTGTCGCCTGTTTCTTTCAGGGCGCCGGCCGCTTCGCCGTCGCCTTTGCCGCCGGCGTCCTGAGGGCCGCGATCACGCTGGCCGGGGGGCTCGAAGCGTTTGCGGAAGGCGCGATCGCCGCGTTCGAGCTCGTCGAGATCGGAGTGATGAGTGCGGGAAAGTTTGCCGGCCGAATCGAATGGATCCTCGGTGATGTCGCGGCCGGAAAGGTCGAAGTGTTTGGATTTGCCGTCTGCTGCTGCTTTGGCAGCGGCGGCGTCCTGCTGAGCTTCCTGCTGAGCAAGCTTCGTGTTTTGATGCTCGATGGCGAGGGCTTTGGCCTGCTCGGCGGAGACGCCGGCGGCAATGAGGTTGTTGATGGCCTGCTGGAGATCGCGCTGGCGCTCGAGCTTCGCGGCGAGTTCATCATTGCCGGAAAGACGGGCTTTCTCGATCGCGGTGGCCTGCTGGATTGCGGAAATAGCTTCTGCGGCACGCTGCTTTTCTTTGGCTGAGGTCTCAGCGGATTTCGCGGCGTTGTCGGAGATGGATTTGTTTGTCTTGTCGACGTTGCCCTGGAGGCGCGCCATCTCGAGGGCGACTTCGCGCACTTCGACCGCCCACGCACTCGTCACCCCTTTGGTGGCGTCAAAGGCATCTTTGACGGTGCCGGACTCGATTCCCAGCTGGCGAAGCTTTTCACTGGCGCTGTAGATGTCGTTGGTGAGCTCCTTGACCTGATCCTCGGGCGCGAGCTTCTCGAAGTTTATTTTGTTGAGCTCAGCCTCGAGTTTGGAGCTTTCCTCGGTGAGCTTCGATTGGGCGGTGGTGAGGAGCTTTAGCTTCTCCGTCGCGTCGTCGAGCATCTTGCCGTAGTCGACAAAGGCGCGCTGGCCTTCCTCGGTGGACTTGTCGAGACCAGCCAGAATATTTTTCAGGGCAGCGACCCTGGCGGTGTATTCGGCGACGCCATCAGCGAGCGGCCGCATCTGGACGCGGGCCCAGGCGGCCTCTGCGGATTGAGCGGCCTGGATCATTTCGCCAGTCGACGCGACGACGGTCTGTTTGAATTGCTCCTGGGCGGTGATCGCAGCCTGGAGGTTGTCGGTGTAAGGCGTCCAGGCTTCGACGCCGCCGGAGCCTACGTAAGTGGAGACAGTGAGAAGCGATTCCTTGATCGACTGGAACCAGGTGAGCTCCTGGGCATGGACCTCGCGCAGCTTTGCGGATGCAGCGTCGAGCTGCGGAAGCATCTTCTCGGCAAGGCCCGTGACGTCGCCGGCATCACGAGCTTCGCGGGCGATTTCTTTCCAGGCCCCGATCTGTTTGTTGAGGCCTTCGTTCTGTTTAAGGATCTCTTTCTCGATGCGCTCGTGCTCGGCGGAGATCTCGGAGAGAGTGTTATAGAGAGCCGTCGCGGCGATGGCGGCGCCGGCGAAACCGCCGATGGAGCCCGCGCCACCGGGCCCAGGTGGCGGCGCGGAAGGACCGCCACCGCCGATGGGGCCTTCGCGGAAGCGACGCTCGAGCTCGGCCGCGGAAGGTTCGGCCCGGCCGGGAAGGATCCCGGATCCAGTGGCGCGGTTGACGGCGGCGCCGGTCTTGATGGCCTGAGTCTCGAGAGACGCGAGATCGGCCTTGGTTTTGCCGACGCCAGTGGTGTCGGCCGGCGTGGTGATCCGGATCTCGAAGTTTTTGTCGGCCATGGATCAGGGAGCGGCGGGGTCTTCGGTAAGAACCGCGCCGCAAATGAAGGAGAACTGGAGGAGAGTGCGAACGCCCTCCTGGACGAGACGAAAAGTGGGAAGACCGGCGATCGCGCAATAGCTCATGGTGCTGAGCGCTGCCGGGTCGCAATAGAAACGGAGAAGGCCCTTTCCTGGAAGCGTGGCGCTGAGGTTCAGCAGCTTCTCCTGGGAGGTCTCGATGTCGGCGTGCTCGAAAGGGACGCGGAAGGCGATGGTGTGGGAGCGTCCACCGCGATCGAAGAGATCGATGAAGGAAGCGCCGATCGGCTGAACGACGTCGATGACGTGTTTGCCGTCGAGAGAAAGACCCTCAGGATATTGGCCGGCGCCGGAAGCGAGAACGATCGCGGTGCCCCAAGTGTTGGGACTGCCGGCGACGATCGGTGAAACTGTGATTTTCACCAGAGGTCGGAGTTCGCAGGCAGGAGGTCATCGAGCGGAATGGGACTCATAGGACATACGGGACCTATGCTGGCGCGGCGGTGCCGATGTAGAAGAGAGGGGAAACGCCGCCACCAGACGCGGCGGTGCGGCTGGCAACCCACTCGAGAGAAGGGACGCGCTGTTTGGTGCTCGAATAAACGAGGCCGGTTTTGCGAATGTTCGCGCCGTAGAGCCGGAAGAAAACACCGTCGCCAAAGATATCGAGATCATGGGCGCCGGTGCTGAGACGAGTGCCGCGAACGGAGAGAGCGCCCTGGACTCGAGCAGCGGCCATGGCGGCTTCCTCGCTCATGCCCTGGGGCATTCCGGAAACGACGATGCCGAGCTCCGAGAAGGCGGAATCGTAATGCCCGATCGCGTCACTGACGTCTTCGGTGACTTTGAGAGTGAAGGAGGCTTTCATGCCTTCGCGCGCGACAAAGTTCGCCCAGGGGAAGAGGCGAAGGAGAACGACGCGAGCGCTGACCTGATCGGCGCGAAGACTCATTCCGCCAGGCATGTCGGTGAGGACCGCGGCGAAATCCGCGGCGTCGATATCGTTGTCGGGATCGGTGACGGTGAAGCCGTCCGTGTAATTGCCGGTGACGACGACGTCGTCGATGAACGCGATGGTGCGCAGCTTTGCCTGCACGGTGGCGGCGTCATCATCGAAATCGAGGGCGCCTCCGGTGGCGGCGTTGCCGTCATAAGATGGGAGCCAGGTGCCGCCGGAGAGCCAGCGGTTTTGATAGGCCTGGACCAGGAGCGCGTCCGGATCGTAAGGCAACGCTTCCGGATCGATGGCGTTTTCCTCGAAGACGAAGAGACGATCGGCATTGTCGACGGCGACGTTGTTGGCGCCGACCATCTGGAATTCGACGTCGCCGATCAGCGTATCGGTCGCGGTGAAAAAGAGATCGGGCATTTTGGAAACGGCTGCCGCCTTGAAACGGCACTGCTGCTGGGTGTCATCGATCGGCTGGATGAGGAGCGGATAATCGTCATCGCCGAAGATGGAACTCCCCACCGGCGTGGAAGCGTAAGGCCAGAGGACGGAGAGATGCTCGAACTCGCCGACCGGCCGGAATTTGGCGGTGGCTTTGACGCCCTGGTTCACTTCGGTGAGCGGACCGAAAGCGGCGCTGGGCATCGCTTTGGTTTCCTTGTTGAGCTCGATGACAAGATCTTCCTTGGTGAAGAAGAAGCCGCCGCGATGAGTGATCATTGCGGGACCGCGGGAAACGACGAGACGATCGATGATGGATGCCATAGGATTATTTCAGATTGCAGATTTCAGATTGCAGATTTCAGATTGCAGATTGTCGGAGGGGAAAAAGTTCACAGGGTGACGCGGAGCTCGGTGGACGGGAGGTAACCGGGGAGCCAGGCGCGGGCGCGGAGAACGGTGTCGGAATCTGCGCCGAATGGTTCCTGAAAGAGGGATGCAGCGGGATTGCGGGGCGCTGCCAGAGTGTTGTTCGTGGTGAAGAAAATCGCGGCGCCTGGCGTGGCGTGCTCGAGCTCGATAGCGTTGAGGTCGCTGGCGTCGAGCGTGACGTCGGCGAGTTTCGGGATCTCGATCGCGGTGCCGCCTTCAGTGGAGAAGAGAATGTCGTAGCTGAGGAACTTCGGATCGTTGCCGAGGACGATGGTGGGCTCGTCGGGTTTCAAGGAGGCGGCGAGAGAATCGGGCTTCAGCTGCGACCAGAGCGCGGCCGTGTAGATGGCCACGTCGAGCGCTTCCTTGCCGGTAGTGTTGCGGGTGGTGTTCTCGAGGACGCGACCGACGATCTTGATGCCGGTGAAATTCGCGCCGCGCACGTTCGGCAAGACACCGCCAACAATGGGCGTGACCAGGATGAGAGCGATGCCGCCGGCCGTGCCGACGATGCGATCGATGCGGCCCTGGATATCTTTCAAGCGCTCGGTGATCACGGGGATGTCGCTGAAATATGGGTCGGCTTCCGTAAGGGCCGCGAGGGCTGAGCGGATGTCGCTGAGGAATTTTTCATTGCTCATGAAAAATTCCTCCGGAGGTCTGAGGTCGGCGGTCGGCGGAAGTAGAAAGTAGGAAGTAGAAAGTAGAAAACGCGGAAGGAGCGCTGACTTCTGACCTCTGACTTCTGACCTCTGCGCTCATAGTCCCCTCGCGCGATTGAGATCGCCGCGGCGATCGGTGGTGATGGAGGGAGTGCCGCTCTGGTCCTGGACGGGAGCGTCGATCGCGGTGTCGGGATCCTCAATCGTGTCGGTGCCGGCGGCGATGCGGTTCAGGTCGGTCTCGTGGCGATCAATCTTCCGTCGTTCGTCATCCGTCAGCCCTTCCTCGAGGCGGCCCTTGAGCTCGGCGATGATGAGATCGACGGCCATGAGCTTGAGGCCTTCCGGGATGGTGGTGACGTCTTCGTCGAGCTGGTTCTGCGGGTTACTGGCGATCTTGCGCCGGATCCGGTTGACGACGGCCTGGGTGAGACGCGGCGTTGGATCGTCCTGGTCATCAGCGAGAGCGGCGGTCCGGAGCGCGGTGACGAGCGCAGCGACTTTGGAGTCGTTCAGATCGTCGACGGTGATGGGGATCCAGCGGGGCATTTTTAAAAAGCTGAAAGGCTGAAAGGCTGAAAAGCTGAAATCCGGATTTCCATTTTAGAGCGCTAGAGCTGCCCCTGGACAACGGCCTGCACCAGCACGGCTATGTTGTTCTGGCCGGTCTGCGTGAGGTGCGTGCCGTCGTAGTAGAGGTTAGTGTCGGAAGCTGCGGCGTCCGGCCCCATCACGGGATCCCCTCCGATGTCACAAAGGGCGTCGTAAAAGGAGGGATCATCGCGGACCAGCGTATTAAAGGCGTTCCGCTTGGCGTTGATTCCGGCTTTCGTGCTCGGCGGCTCCGTAGCAGCAATCAGCTTCACCCAGGGCGCCGCCGTCCGGAGCGCCTGGTAATACGCCTTGTATTCCGCGAAGGCAGTGGCCGCGCTGTCTCCTTGGTCCAGGTCGTTGTGACCGGCCAGCGCCATGAATACATCGGCGTTGTAGAGCAACGTGCTGAACGTCGCATTGACGGTCGCCGCCCTGGAGGTAAGCGAATTTGCGGGAGTTGAGCCGCCCGAGATTGTAGCGCTCGAGACGGAGAAGTTATGCACAAAGAGCGGTGGCTGCCCGAGGGCCGTTCCCACCAACGTGGGGTAAGGGATCGCCGCGCCATTTCCGTTAGTGCGCGAGTCACCCTCGAAAACGACATGCTTCAGCGCGCGATTCAGCGCGCGCTGCAAATTGTGGACCCTGGTGTTGAGGCTTGTTACCTCGCCCGCTGAAAGCCCCTCGCCGATGCTGGCAAAGCTAAAAGGCCGGGACCCTGGCTCGGCAAAACTTCCCTGATTATTATAGGCACCGATGTATATTTCTACGGTGGGTAATGAACCGGCCGCGGTTGTGCCTGTAGCTATCTGTCCGGCGTTGACGTATACCTTATTGGAGGCAGCGCCGTTCCTGCTGGCGAGCACGAATCCGATCGGCCCGAAAGCCGCGACGGCGCTGCTCACTCGGGCAGTAGAGGCGTTGTAAGCGTCGGAGTAATAGACCCGGTCGCTGTAGGGGTGATATAGCCTGAGCACGTCAGCGGAGGGATTGCGCGCGCCGATCGCTCCGATCCCGCCCGCGCCGACCGCGGTAGTCATAACGAAGCGATCATAGATCGCGAGATGCGTGCTATTCAGCGTGAGCATCGTGGATGGCACAACGCCGGTGCGGAGATACTTCGACGAACCGTTCCCCTTCAGTCCCGTCGTTTCGGAGTAGTCGCCACTCACGAAAGGACCGCTGTTCGTGTAACTTGTTCCGCTCAGGCTTTTCAGCTTTACGAGCGCGGCAGTCAGGTCCGCGCCGGCGAACACGCCGACGTCGAGCATCTTCGACCAGATGTTGTCGGCCTTGCATCCCTTCACGAAGGTCGAGACCGCCGCGAGTGTGGTTGCCGACACCGTGCTGCCCGCGGCGTTGATGTTGCGTTTCCAGGCGAGCGCATCCGGGTCCGTGGAACTACCGGAGCGGACCGCGACGCTGCGCGTGGTGACCTGCGCGGAGGCAGTCAGCGCGATTACGCAAGCCAGGATGGAAATGAGTCGCAGCATCAGTTCTGCAAGATCTCGAGTTCGACCGTGAAGGTGCCGGCACTGGTGGGTGTGTAAGCTCCGCGCGCCTCCAGGAGTCCGTAGATGGTCTGGCCGCTCGAGAGCGCGAAGTTAATTTCGGTGCCGATGTTCGGTGTGCCGTTGCCGGTGGCGCCATCGGTGAAGGCCCGGTCCACCGTGATGTCGAGGGATCCAAGGTAGTTAGCCGACTGATTCGTAAGCCAGGCGCCGTTGTCGCCGTTCGAAGGAGTGGGCGAAGCCTTGTAAAGATGCAGCCGGAAGGAGGCGTTCGTTACGTTCGTGCTGCTCGTTTTGATGCGGGCGCGCCGGATCATTCCGCTTCCGGCCGCTACTCGCGCCGCGGTCCACGAGAGCGGCGCAACGGAGCCGGCGGTGGTGCTGTTGGCGACCAGGTCGCCGGAGGCATAAGCGGTGGTATCACTCGGACGCGTAAAGTTCGCGCTTGGGACGGCGGTTCTCCCGCCGACCTCGCCGATGTGATTTTCTCCGGCCGGCTGAGCCGCGGTGAGGCCAACGGGATCGCCGTTCTCGTCCACCAGGACAAAGGTGGGAGCGTGGACCCCAGGTGAAACCTCGATCGCACGAAGCGCTGCGATCGTGTTCGTCCCTTTTCGGTAGACGTTCGTGTCAGTGAGATCATCGGCGGCGCGGACCGATGGGAGGAACACAGCGGCCGAAGCGACCGCCACTACAGCAGCTGTGATGAGATTTTGTGATTTCATATTTTGATTTCTAAAAGAGGAAGGCCGCCCGGCTCTTCTCCGGGGAGTCGAACCGAGGCGGCCAGGACCTCTCCATGCTAATGAAGAACGTTAAGCGCCGTGGCCTATGATTCGGCGATGTTGAGAAGCGTGCCGGCGTCTTCGTTGGTGACCTCGGCGACGCAGTTCCAGTCGAATTTCACGACCTCGCCGCGCTGATCCTGCAGCGGGTAGGTGCCCGGCACCATGAACTGACCGCGCGGCGCGAAGGTCTTCATGAAGCTCGGATCGAGTCGGGTGGGCTTCGGCTTGCAGGCGAAAACGATGATCTTCGAATCGAGCAGGAACGAGATCGACTCGGAGACGCCTTCCGGGGCGGTGTCATAGACCGAGTAGGTCGTCTGGATTTCCGGCTCGGTGAGCAAGAGCGAGCTGGCCATCGGCCTGGTGACCTGCGGATTGGTGCCGCCCTTCGGATTGTTGGTGAATTTGCCGGTGACTTTCGGGTGATTCTTGAAGATCAACCAGGCGGTGGCGCCGAAGAGGACGCGAACTCCCATCATGGAGCCACTCTTCGCGGCCTTGAGGGTGGCGAGAATGATGTTGTCGAGCGCGCGAACGGGATCGGTCCCGGCATCCCAGGTGAGATCCGTGCCGTTGCCGAGTGCGGCAAGTCCCGCATTGACGACTTCACTTTCCCACGCCAGCGCGGCGACTTCCGAGACCATGTCGGAGGCTTCGTTGACGACATTGACCAACTCCGCGCCCTCGAGCTTCTCAAGATTGTCGATCGGGAAATCGAGTGCGTTGGCGTTCGCCTGATAAAGAGCATCATCGGCAGTGAAACCGATCTGGGTTGCGGCGCCGCCGAGAACGCGCCGCGTTTTCGGGAGACGGAACCGATGCTTCTGATTGTAACGCTTGAAGCGGCCGATCATACCGGCGACGGGAACATTCGGGGCGAGGAAGCTGGCGACGGCGAGCTGCTCCATGGCGCCTTGCGCGGCGCCCTGGGCGTATTCACGAACCATCGGCTGAGAGGTGACGGCGGCGAGTTTGCCTGTGGCAGTGTCGCAGAGCTGCGGGCGGCCGAGGACGGCGCAGGCAGGCGCGGCGAACAATACGACCAGGGCCGCAACCGGTTGATGCGCGACGAATAGCATGATGCAGGCGGCGACGATCGCGATAGCAAGAGCTCGATTAACGATGAGCTCCTTGTCCAAGCGATACCGGAGGAAGAAACGCAACCGCATACAGAATCGCTCAAACGGATCGCGCATGAGCTTCGCCAGGTAACGCATGAAGGCGCCGATGCTGCGATAGCATTTCGGGAGGAAGGCGCAGGCGGCGAAGGCGAGCAACACGGCCGACACCATTGTCTCCCTCCAGCCAATGAGATCCAGGAGCGCTAGCTGGGCGGAGAATTCAGCCGGCGCCGGATTCGTAATGGACAGAGAGCCCGGCGCAGAATTGGTGGCCACGCTGGTAATGGCGAGTTCCTGGCGCGGCGCTGGAGGCTCAGCGGCTTGTGCTGGCATGGCCAGCGACAAGGCCGCGACCGCGATGGTCGAGAGAGTAAGGATTCGATATTGGAATTTCATAGTTGGTAGGCGGGTTTTGCTTTTCAGCCTGAAACCCGAGGGCGCTTGCGCGACCCTCGGGTGTTTCAAGTAATGCCCTCTGCTGGGGCCGCTGAGTGGCCTAAGCGTTGTTGGCTTTGAATCCGTTCGCGATGGCCCAGGCGCGCAGTTCGCGCAGGTTGGTGAGGATCGCGTTCGCCTGCGCTTCGGTGTAACCGAAAGGCGTGGTGCTCGTCGCGGCCGTGGCGGCGGGAGTGGCGACAGTGAACGCGGTGCCGACGTGGACCAGGCGCGGAAGAACGCGCACCAGGACGAGCTGCTCGTCGACAAAATCTTCTTCCGCGACACCGGGCGAAAAGTAGACGCCTTCGGTAGCGGGAACGGTGCGAACCTTGCCCTTGTTCGCGGGCGTCGCCGGATCCTCGAGGACGAGGATGGCGCCGGCGCTGCCAGTGCCGTTCGCCTTGATGCGGCGCTGTTCGCCGGCAACCAGGGGAATTGCGGTGCTATCGGCATCGAGGGCGCCGCCTTCATCGATAATGAAGAGCGCGAGATCTGCGATACCAGTCGGCAAGAGAAGCTCCGGGATGGAGCCGCCGTCGACCATGACGGCGAGGTAACCTTCCTTGCCGGTGAGTGCTTCACCGGAATTAAACGGCTTTGGGCCCTGCTGCGTGTTGGATTGGGTGTTTAACATAACGTGGGTTTGGTTTGCTCGTTAGGCCGACGCGGCCGTGGAGAGTTCTGCGCGGATTTCTTTCTCCGCCTGGTCGAAGAGTTCGGCGTTCGATTTCTTCGGAAATTGGGAGCGCAATTCTTTGGCACGCGCGGAGACCTTCTTCGCGATCTCTTCATCGCTGGGCCCGGCCGGAGTGTTGCCGGGATCATGGACCGGAGCGGGCGGCTCGTCGGTTTCCTTCTCGGCGGCGTCACCAGGCGCGGCAGGTTTCGGGAGGCCGTTGAGGATCTCGACGCCGGCTTCGCGATCGCTGAGGAGAATGGAGCGGAGACGGGCCTTCGCTTTTTCGTCGGTGATGCGATCGGCGAATTGCTCGAGGATCTCGTCGGCCTCGGCTTCCATCTTCTGTTTGTAGAGCGCCTGCTGTTGCTCGTTCAGCTCGGTGTATTTCGCGTTGATCTCGTCGAGCTGGCGCTGGAGATCTTCGGCCGTGGAGGCTTTGGTCTGGAGATCCGGAACGGCGCCGATGGTGTTCTGAACTTCGACCTCCTTTGCCTTGATCTCTTCGTCGGTGGCTTCCGGCGGCAGAGAGAGAAGAGCGAGCAAAAGCGCTTTGTAGTCGAGGGGAGAAGCAGCCGATTCATCCACAGATTTCGCAGATTCCGCAGATTTGTTTTCGGGGGAATCCGTCGCGCCGGCTGCCGCAGCTTTGTCGGCTTCCATGAAGATCATCCAGCCGCGGCGAGTGTTTCGAAGATGCGCTCTCAAGATGCGGCGAAAGTAGCGGCCGCGTTTTGCCAAGGCTAATGCTCTGGAAGTTCCATGCGCTCTATGCACGGAAAAATGCGGAGAAGCAGCCGAAAGCTCCAAGGCTCCAAGCTCCAGAGAAGCTCCAAACACCAAGCACCAAAGCTGAGCGCTCTTTACGCGGCGGTGGCCAGCAATCGATCGACGTAGTCGCGGACGCCGGCCAACGCGGCGAGTCGATACTCTTCGTCACCGGGGAGCAACGTGCGGTCCTGGCGCTGGGTGACGTGACTTACGAGCCAATACCAGACCGTCTCGGTTTTCGCTTTGCCTTCTCCGGCGACCATGGCGAGTGCGACGGCGCGACGGGAGCCATTGATCCAGCGGACCATCATGCGGAGACCTTCGATGCGGGTGGCCCTCTGGTTATAGGCGGCCGCGATCGCGGGAATGGTGAGATACTTTTTTCCGGCGCGCGGGAGGATGGTGACGTCGTGCGCGACGCGGGAAATGCCTGGCTGATTGATGGAGATGGTGGCCGATTCGTTATCAGCGCGGAAGGAAGTTTTCTCGGCGGCCTGGCCCCAATGGCCGGAAGGAGTCGCTCCGAGGCGATAGGCGGTGGCATGGCGCGTCTGGGCAATGGCGACGAGATGATTGCGCGTGAGCTCGCGGCCGCGAAGGCCGACGTGTTGGTGGAGCGCAGTGCGATCGTCGATGCCGGAGGTGAAGCGGTCCAACAAGGCGCGGACCTGTTCGCCGCGGACTTCAATGTGGAGCGAGATGCTCATCGGGAAAGCTGACATGGGAAAAAGCTGAAACGCTGAAATGGGGAGTCTGATTTCAGCATTTTAGCGTTTCCGTTTTTCAGCGTTTTAACTTCGCGACGCCGTCGCTGATCTCGATGTCGAGTTGTTTGCGCAGCTCGCGCAGGAATTCGGGATCGAACTTTGCGGCGACCTGGACGTCATCGAGCGGTGGAGCGGGTCGCGGCGCTGAGGCCCCTCCCACATTGACGCCGAGCTTTTCGCAAACGGCGCGGGAGACCTGGCGCCAGCCCATTCCGGAATTGAAAGCGAAGGGAGGATAATCGGTGCCGATGGCGTCGTCGAAAAGTTCGCGGCTGCCGAGCATGATCCAGGCGGGATCGTTCTTCGCGCCAATCATTCTTTCCTCGTAAAGTTTGCCGCCGGCCGCGATCCAGCGCTCGGGCCAATCCTCTCGAGGAACGGCACGCGGGTAGATGCGGACGAGCTCCCAGGCGGGAAAGGCGAAGAGTGCAGCGGGCGTGTTGCCCTGCTCGCGATAACCGCGATTCGCCATCTGGCGCATCTGGGTGCGGAGAACGAGCTGGGCACGTTTGTTACTCGAGAGATCGCGCAAGCTCCCGCGTTCCGCGGGAGGGATTGCAGATTGCAGATTGTCGATTTCAGATTGAGGGAAGCCGCGCTCGGGCGTGTAGCCTAACGAGTCGAGAAGATCCTGGAGAGCAGCGCGAGCAGTGGCTTCGTTATACTCGCCGCCGAGCAGGCCGAGGACTTTGTCTTTGATGTCCTGCAGATAGCCGGCGTGATTGGTGCGCGCGGAGAAGACGGAGAGCCGCTTGAGTTCATCTTCCCATTCGGCGATCTGCGCGCTGTTTGCTGTGGTGGGGAGAAGACCGCGATTGCGCGCCTGATCGAGCGCTTCGGAGAACTCGAGGGGCTCACTGAATTTCATGGGACGGTATAGGACCGATAGGACCTATGTCGTGAGGCCGGTGACGAGCGCGGTGCCGAGAATGTTTTGGCGGACTTCGGCCGCGCGAATGCCGAGCTGGGATTGGATCTCGGCAAGTTGATCGAGCAGGGCCTGCAGTTTTTCGGGAGTGGGATCGGCGACAGCTGACTCGAGGGCGCGGCGAAGCGGTTCGAGATCGGCGGCCTCTGCTTCGGCGAGCTGCTGCACGGCAGAACTGAAGAGGGCGTTGATTTGTTCGGGATCCGGCGCCGGCGCGCTGGAGATCGGAGGTCGGAGATCGGAGGTCGGCGAAGCAGAAGAGGGCTGACCTCTGACTTCTGACTTCTGACTTCCGGATGGCGGCAGAGGCGTCAGCTTGTAGCCGGTCTTTTCGCTGAGCTCGGCAGCGTCCATGATGAAGCCGGCGTCCTTCGCTTTGCCGGCATCTTCCAGGACTTTGCCGCTCTCTTCTTCGTCGACGGCCGCGAACTCGAAGTAAGCGAGGACCGGCTCGTCGGGATGCGTGCGCTTGAGAAGAGGGAGATCGAATTGCTTTTGCATTACGCCGGAAATTTCATCGGCGATAGCCTGGGCGATTTCGTCGAACGCTTCTTTCTGCGCGCCGCCGGCGAGAGTGCCGGATCCGGATTCGGCAATGACGGTGAGCTTTCCGGATGTGCCGGCGATAACTATTTGCTCGTCGATGTATTTGAGGCGCTCGGAGAAAACGCCGGCGCCGCCGGATCCGGTGGCGCTGGGAGAAAGGAGAGTGGTGCCATGCGGCACGGCGCCGCGGGCCCGCGAGACCGTGAGCTCGGCCTGCTGCTGGTAGAGAGCCTCCTTTGACGCCGGGACGTTTGGCGGCATGCCGAAGAAGAGCGGCGGCACGCCGTAATCCTCGAGGAAGCCGTCCCAATCGGCGTCGTTCACTTTCGATTTGATGGCGTATTCAGCGAAGATCTCATCGGCCGGATCTTGCACCGTGTGAATGACGAAGTGAGCAGGATCGATCGCGGCGCCGGTGTTCACTTCGCGCGCCTCTTTGTTGTAGAGCCAGGCGCCGTAGAAACCTTGCCGACACCAGAACCATTGCTCGACTGGGCGGAGCTCGATCACGTCCCAGGGGTCGTGATCGATTGCAGATTTCAGATTGCCGATTGCAGATTGAGGAGCGCCGCGGCGGTAGATTTTCTCGAGGTGGGAAAAGCCGCGGAGCTCGCCGAGCGCCAGGAAGTTCAGTGCGTCGCGCAGATTCGCGATCGCGTCATAAGCAGCGCGCAACGTCTGGGCCTGGCGCTCAGCGATAGCCTTTTTCTCGGAGTCTTCGCCGACGTCGGCGAGTTTGATGTCCCACTTCAGCGAGCCTAACGAAGAGAGGAGGCGGCGTTTCACGGCGCGGACCATGGGATGTTTTTTCTCGAAGAAGAAATAGGTCCACATGAGCCGGGCGTAGTAGCCGCGCATGGCGTTTTCCTGCAGCGCGATGAGACCAGCCTGGTCAAGGCCGCGGAGGGGGTTGATCTGGTCGAGTTGGAAGGAGGAGAGCATTGCAGATTTCAGATTGCAGATTTCAGATTCGGGAAACGGAAGCCGGAGAGTTTTTGGCGGAGCCGGAACCAGAAGCCAGGGCAGGGAGGCTGCTGGTCGGCGACGATCTGGCAACTTTCGAAGGAGAGCTTCATCACTCCGCCGCAGAGATTGTGCTTCACGAAATTATGGAGCTTGCGGGCCTGGCCTTGCTGAAGCCTGACCTTACGAATCTTTCCGTCATCGCAGAGTGCGTAAGCCGCGATCCCACCAACGACTTTGATGAGCCGCTTCGGCGGAGTGGGAGGATCCGGGATTAAGAGAGAAGTGCTCATCCCAATAGTTTTCTCGAGTGACGGAGCTCCGAACGAGAGGATCCGGAAGATTGCCGATCGCCGAACGGAAAGAAGGTGCCAACGGTGCCGACTGTTTCGCTGGCGCGATTTGCCAGCGCATAGGCCCAGAAGAAATCGGCATGGCCGGCGGCGTCTCGAGCCGCGGCGATGGAGACGCGGCCGCCAGGCGAAACGATTTTCTCCGGCTTGCGCAAGTCGTCGCGCAATTCCGGATCGGCCGGGATCTCGATGGCGCGATCTTCGAAGACGGCGACGAGGTTAGTGGCCATTATCTCGGTGACGCGCGCGGTGGGCGCCTTGCGGCCCTGCGTGCGGATGAGATCGCTCACGGGCTCAGTGGAAGAGAAGTTGACGCCTTCGATGCGATCGGGCCCGCCCCACTCCGCGTCCTCTGCGAATTCGAAAAGGCCGAGGCCATTACCCGTCATGTCGAGCGAGGCTTTGCGGAACTTCGGCAGCTGCGCGACGAAGGCGAGCTGGGCGAGCTGCGCCGGCGTGCGCGTGTTCGTCATGACAAGAAGGCCGACGGTGCGCTTCAGATTGCCGACGATCTCGAGAACGGCCTGGACTGAAAGATCCTGGGTGCGCGCAAAATCCTGGCCGAGAAAGATCTCGCCTTCCGCGCGGTGCATGCGCGCAAGTGAAACTTCGCTCCACTGCTGGCGATCGATGGAAATGAGCGAACGCTCGGCGGCGCTTATGAGCTCCTGGGTGAGAAGCGGCATGTTCTCATCTTCGAAGGCGCACTCGTAGTTCTGATCGTAGGCACGTTTGTCGCTCGACTCGGCGCGCGCTTCATCCGGCGTGATCTCGCGGCCGTCGATCGCGGAATAGATTTTCAGCTCGCCCATGCGCCAGGCTTCCGAGCGGCGCATCCGGTTAAGCGGGATCCGGCCTTCGCTGATGAGCTGATAGAACATGTTGGTGCGGCCGTTGCCGGTGCTGGCGATGCGGCACAGGAAATCCTTGTTCGCGGAGATGATCGGCTCGGCGGCTTCCCAGATGGCGCGGCTGTTTTCGTGGAAAGCGAACTCATCCAGGATGAGATCGCCGGAAAAGCCGCGAGCTGTGCGGGGATTCGCCGCCAGGACTTTTATGCGGCCGGTGCGATCGCCGACGGTGATCTTGATCTCGAAGCGCATCTCATCGTAGGAGATGTCGCGCGAGAGATCCTCGACCTCGATGGCCTGGCCGAGTTTCTGGCAAACCTCCTGGCACTTGATTACGAACTCGGCACCGTTATCGCGCGAATTGGAAAGAACGGTGACCAGGCGGCCGGGATAACGAAGCAAGCGATCGACGGCCCAGCCGGCGAGCGTGTAGCTCTTTCCGATCTGGCGGGACCAATGAAGGATGAGCGTCTTGGTGATGTGATCCCAGAAGACGGGCTGCTGATAATTCCGGAACGGAACGAGCGGCTCCGAGCCAGGCGGCGCGATCTCCGCAATGTCTTCGACGATCGCGTTCACTTCCCTCCGGTCCAGAAATAGCAGGCCACGAAAATCAGGGTTCCGCACAGCATGCCGGCATAGAACACGAGCATGTAACGGTAAAATTGCGTGAGCTGACCTAACTGCTTAAGCAATCGATCAGGAGCACGATCACGAGCAGGAGCAGGAAAATTCGCTGCGCTCATTTGGGAGCCTCCGGAGCTGGTCCGAAAAGTTTCAGCCGGACGCGCTCGATCTTTTCTTTCTCATCGAGCGATTTGTTTTCCGAGATGGTCTTGAGCTCGCGCGCGTGTTTCAGGGCCTGCTCGGCGGCGTTGAACTGCGCGAGCTCGAGCGCCTGGATCTTAAGCTGATGCGTAGCGGTGGCGACGTCGCCGGAGCGGAGGCGGGAGATGGAAAGACTGAGCGCGTCGACGTCGACGCCGGCTTCGTCGTTTTCCTCGGCCTCGAGCAGCTGATTGAAGATGCGTTTGCTGAGAAGCTTGGCGGAAGCGCTGGCCAGGGTGTTGCCGCCCTGCTCTATTCCTTCAACCTGCAGGGCGACTTCCTGGGCGGTGCGCATGCGCTGCAGGTGCCTTTCAAAGGTGGTGTCGCGAAAGGCCTTCGCGGACATGAGGGAGATCTCGATGCCGAGCGCGGCCGCGCGCTCTTTGATCGCGGACAGGGTGCGGTCTTTGCCAGGGAGCGCGGCGAGCTGTCCGACGAAATCCGACAACTGCTCGACGGTGAGTTCCTGGGCGATCTTGTTACGGTCGGAGCTCATACGAGTCGGGATGCCTTCAAAATTGGCCTGCAACGGGCCGGAAATGGGCCAGGAATAGCGCGGGAAGCGAAAAAGCTGTCTCCAGCCGCGGAAACGGCCGATGCGACCAATAGGACGAAGGCGACGGATGGCTTCATGATTCGCGTTTCCAGAAGTCAGCGGGGTCTACATCCTCGATGTCGGCGACGCGCTCGAGGTTAGCGTGGGCGCATTCCTCGGCGAGGCGGGCGCGCGCTTTCCAATACTCGATCTGCTCGAGAAGGGTCAGCTCACGGACGGGGCTGCTCTCGGGCTCGTAGTCTTCGCTGCCAGGGAAAGCGCTCATTCAGACCAGGCCCTGCTGCATGAGGTATTCGTCGCCGGCTGCGGTGGTTTCCCAGCGGCGGAGATCCGGACGCAAGACTTTGCCGGCTTCGGCGATGAAGCCTTTGCTCTTGAGATACCGCAGCTGCCGATCGAGCTCGGCCTGGTCGATCGCGTAGCCGGCCTTGTTGAGCGTGCGCAGGATCCGGTCGTCGGGGATGCCGAACTTCCCGGCCGCATTGCAGAGCTGCAGGATTTTTTCCTGCATCATCTCTTTGTCTTCGGCGGTCATCATTTTCCGGCGCGGCGGGCGAGATTGACGTCGCGGAGGAGGTTGTCGATCTTAGTGAAGAGAGAATCGAAATTGCGGACGTGGGTTTCGGTGCGCTCCTGGAGACGGCTCACGACGTGAGCGAGATTATCGATGGCGCGATCGCGCTCTTCGCTGCGCTTGAAGATCTCGCCAAATACCTTTTCGACGCGGACGAGATCAGCGTTGAAGCGCTCGTCGGTATCGTGGCGGACTTTGGAGATCTGTTCCTCGAGGCCGCGATGCCGGAGGTGCTGCTCTTGTTTGTAATCGTCCCAGGCGACGACGGAGACGAGGCCGGCGAGGACCTGATTCAAAGAGGGCTGACGGCCGAAGAATCGTTTGCCCTGGTTAAGGACGGTGAGGACGAGGGCGACAACGGTGAGGGCCGAGATGAGGCCGATGACGGCCCAGCCAATCATGCCGGGGGTGACGCGATCAAGGGTGTCGGCGAGGAAAAGGCCGAACGCCGAATCGAAGAAGGGAAAAGTGCTCATGCGTTTTCGACGAGGACGTAGGGAATGGTTTTCTGCGCGGCGCGTTTCAGCTCGCTCTGGACGAGGGCGATAAAGGCAGCCCATTGATCTGGGAAAATCGTCTGGCATCCCAACGAGCTGGTGGTGCCGTAACCGCCGCGATGAATGTTGATACCGAACCAGCCGGTCTCCGGACCTTCCTGGTCGCGGATGACGGTGACGGCGCCGGCCTGGACGAGCGCGGTGTATTGCTGCGCCTTCGGTTTGCTCAGCCCGTGAATGCCGACCCGGTATTGCCAGACGCCGGCTTTGAGGACCGCGATATGTTTGCGGGCGACGCTCGGGTCGGTGTTGGCGTTGAAGGCGACATGCGCGGATTCAGTCCTGAGAATGATCGCGTCGTCATAGTATCCACGATCGTTGACGCCGGGACGTCCCATCGTGTCGCGGTAATACCCACGGCTGCCGAGCAGGCAGACTGCAGGGAGGGTGCCTTTGATGTTTTCGCTAAGCAGACGGTCCGTAACCTGGCGCGTCTGCATCGGGCGAGATGGAGGAACAATTTTCATGGGTGATCGGAAGTTGGGCGCCGGCGAGCGGCGCGTTTATCGAAGTAGTCGCAAAGGCTGGCGAAGATCCCGAAGCCGATGACGACGACGAAGATTTCCACGATGCAGAAATCGACGACGGTGAATGCCAGCGGCATGAGACTCGGAAAGGCGGGAGCGTTATTTGCCGACGGCGATCGCGACCTGGGCGGCCTTCTCAGGTGGAGTGCCGTTCAAGCTCTGCGCGACGAGCTCGGTGCCGGCGACTTTGCCGAGCTGGGCGGTGGCGTTCTTGAGGAGCGTCCAGAGATCGCCGGCGAGGGTTTTGAATTTCGCCTTGTTGTTCGGGTCGCCGTAGTTGATGGCGATGCGCTGGACATCGGCCGGGCTGACGATCGAGCCGGAATTCGCGCGCAACGCTTCGGCCACCGAGTGCAGATAGGGATTGCCCTTGTCGATCGCATCGGCCGCGGCCGCGAGGCCTTTGTCGATGACGCTATCGGCGACTTTCGCGGCGATGACGGCGCCGGCTTCTGTTTTGGCAGGCGCATACCAGCTGGCGCAGCTGGAGAGGCCCAGACAGAGGACCGAGCTGAGAAGCAGGAGCAAACCAATCGGCTGGGTGCTGGCCGGGGCGATGACTTTGCGAGCGCGGATCCGGCTCACGATCGCGAAGATGGTTGCGGCCAGGGAGACGAGATTAAGAATGCCGTCGACGAGCTTGGGAGACTCGGAGGAGATGTCGATGCCGATCGCGTTGAGAGCCATCGCGATGAAAGCGACGATGCTGCCCCAAACAGTTTTGCTCTGCCACCATGCTTTTGTGTTCATGGTGTGCAGCGTCGCGATTGCGGCGCGCGCGGGCTAATGCTCTGGAAGCTCTATGCGCTGTATGAGGGAATTTTCTGGCGAAAGTGACCAGTGACCTGTGACAAGTGACTAGTTGGGGGAGCTGATCTAACGGTCAGCGATCAAAAATTCGGGATGAATAACGCCGGACAATTTGTGAACAAGTTAAGCGGAGTGCCGTTTTCTCGACGGACCGCGGGCTCTGCGGAATGTGAACAGCGCTCGAATAAGAATTAATAACAAACGGTTTGTCTTGGTGCGGTTTTTCGAGCTTAACTACCGGCCATGAAACGCCCGATCCCGAACGGTCTACTGGTTGCCGTGGAGGGTATCGACGGCGCAGGTAAAACGTCAATCGCAACCCTTTTGGCGCAGTGGTGTGGCGAGCGGGGCCTCGCCTGCACAATCTCGAAAGAGCCGACTGGATTGAAGTGGGGCACTGAGCTGCGCGAATCGGCAAAGCAAGGCCGATTGCCGATAGAGCGCGAGATGGAATTGTTCATACTCGATCGCCAGGACCACGTGAACCGCTCGATCGCTCCGTCCCTCGCGGAGGGCAACATCGTCATCCTGGACCGTTACTACTGGTCGAGCGCTGCGTATCAAGGCGGGCGCGGCATGGATTACAATGCGATCATCGCGCAAAACGAGACCTTCGCGCCGAAGCCCGATTTGATTCTCCTCCTGGACGTCGACGTCGATGCGGGTCTCCAGCGCATCCGGATGCGCGGCGACCAGCCAAACCTCTTTGAAGGGAAACCGTCACTGCTTCGTGCCCGCCAGATTTTCCTGCAGCTCGCGGAGCGGACTGATGCTGCCTTCCTGATCGACACGTCCGGGCACCTGAAGCCCAGCTACGAGATTGCGCTGAAGGCATTTCAACGTGCCGCCGTTAACAAAATCTCCAGTTGCGGCCAAATGCATCCGGAAATGCTGAACCTAATCCTCATTTTTTTTGGCGGTGAGGCTATTTCGAATCCGTATCCAGAGGGAACACCGGATCCAATCGCGGCGCTCGCTGATGCCGCTCGCCGTTCTCATTAGAGGGTAGCGAGGCCTCGGTCCGCGTTGCTTCCTCCACTCGAATCTGCCCTCACACCAAGGGCACGAAGGGTCCACGACGAGAGGTCGGATGTCGGACGTCAGGGGCGGAGCTGATTCATGAGCTGCTGGGTCTCGAGGTGCATTTTGCGCAACTCCATTTCCTGCCGGCGCCGATCTTCATCGACGTCGATGAAGATGGAGAAACCGAAATAACAAAAAGCGCCGACGACGGCGGCAGCGATGAGGTTGATGCCCTGGTCGCGTTTCTTCCCTGGTTGCCGCATCCAGATCGGGCCCGCGATGAAACCGACGAGCGGAACAAAAAAGGCGAGGATGCCAAAGGCGATCATGTTTCCGAGCGTGAGGGGCTCGGCAGCCATTTCAATTTTCCTCGCTTCGATCCTGGCGGTGTGCTCGAGCTTCTCGCGCAAGCCGGAAAGCGGCCGCCAATTTTGCGATCCTTCTTCGACATAGCGATCACCGCCGGTGAGTGCGCCAGCCAGCCACATATGGCGCAACTGAGTTTCGGAAAACGGACCGCTCTCCTGCTCACCGATTCGGACGAAGTAATTCTTTGCAGCAGGGGGAACAGGATTGTCTTTCATGATCCGGCTTTCTTCGTTCTCTCGGCGGCGATCTCCTCGAGGCGATGCTCGAAGAAGCTGCCGCTCTTTTTTGGTTTGCCGAAATCGGCGATGATCTCGTCCCACATTTTCTGGCGACCTTCTCGGGTGGCGAAGCTGGGCCCGGTGAGATGATGCTCGCGCTCACACCAGAGCGCGTAGGCGACGACGCTTTCGGTGAACTCGCGCTCGTTGGCGTAGAAGTGGGAAAGGCGGTGCAGATATTTGTCGAAGATCTCCGAGGCTTCGCCTGGGATGCTGTATCGAATGACCCTGCGTTTCAGTCGCGCCATTGTGAATAACTTCGGGCTTAAAGGCTCTAGCCGGGCGTTGCGGTAAAAGAGGATCGGTCGCCAGTATTAGGATTGTATGACATCGCTCCAGAAAGAAGCCGCCTGGATCAGGGCGCACGGCGGCAAAGACACAGTGGCCAGAATGAATCGCGCGCTCATCGCTATCTGTCGCCAGATCGATCCGCAGTATGAGCGATCTGGTCGCGGAGGGTCTTTAAAAAGGCTCGGGCGGCGGCGATCTGCTCGGGTGTTCCTGCTTCCTCGATAAAGATGACGTGCTTCACGGTTTCGTAGTCCACGCCGTCTTCCTTTACCACCATGCTGGAGCGAGAAGATCCTCCGGGCGCGTCGCGTTCACCATCGCCGGTCAGTAACCATTCTTTGCGAACGCCGATTGCGTTTGCAATGGCTTCAACGGTCCGCGGCTGAGGCGTAGAGCCGCCCGTAATCCATCGAGTTACCGTCGAGGGATTGATGAAAATCCGCTCGGAAAGCTCTTTCTGGGTGAGGCCGCGCTGGGAGAGAACACTTTGCAAACGCTCAGAAAAACTGCGCGAATGCAAATTAGCTGTTGACGGGGTCATTGCGTTCGCATATTCGTCACTCCATGTTTGTTGCACGCAACACTGCGAAGGGCAAGAAAAAATGCTCTCGACCGGGCGTTCGCAAAGCAGCCGAGCTACTGGAAGTCTCCCCCGGTCATCTCTCCCGAGTGCTCCGCGGCCAGCGAATTAGCCGGCGGCTGATGAAGCGCTACCGCGCGCTTCCCAAGTCATGAACGAGAAAGAGGAATTCTTTGTTCAGAACGCGGTCGCGGCCGCGCTCGAGCTGCCGAACCGCGATTGCCTGAAATTTCTGCAGGGGATGATGTTTTTCGCGGGCGAGCATCCGGCGGCGGAGCGGCTCCGTCAGCTGATCATGACACGCGCGGAGTGCGACGCGCAGCTGGAACTGATCGCAAAGGATCAGCTGAAATTTCGGGAGCTGCTGAAATCATGACGTCGCCGCTCCCTTTAAAAGCGCGCGCGATTTACTGCGCGGTCCGGCGCGGGAAATCGATCGCGACGGTCGCGCGTGAGTTTGTGATGCCAGTGGCGCGAGCGGAAGCGCTCTACGACGCGGCCCGCACGTCACTTGTCACACGTCACTCGTCACTGGCTTCGTCATGATGGACCGAATCCTGACTCCCATCGGCATCGAGGAAACGCTCCTGGCGTTTCGGCTGCGCTATGAGCCGGCGCCGCAGCTCGAGCCGGAAGATCTGCCGGTCCTGGATCGGTTGCTCGTCGGGGATATTCGCAAGCCAGAGGAGGCGCCATGAAGAGCTACGCGCCGCCGCAACTCAATCCCAGGCAGCTCGCGGCGGTTGAAGCCGGGGAATACGACTTTCTGATTCCGACGCGGAAGCCGCTGATGCGGACGGACGAAGTGGCGGTGGCGATCCACCGGAGTTTGAACTTCGTCCGCGCGCTGATCGACGACGGCCGGCTGGAATCGCACCAGGACAGCGCCACCGGAAACCGGAACACGAACATCGTCACGCGCCGGAGCGTGGTGCTCTACCTCGCGGAAACCGCTGACTACGACCCGGCCTACATCGTGATGCGGCTGGAAGTGATCATGAAAACGCTCAAGGCACCGGCGCTCGAGCGGCTGATCGCGTTCGCGACGAAGCAGAAAAATCAGATCTCATGAGTGAAAACGCTGAAAATCTGAAATCGGAAAAGGCTGAAATTTCAGCGTCTCAGAATTTTAGCGTTTCAGCTTTTGGAACCGGCGGGGCGATCACGATCTTCCTGGACGTCCGTTACTTCAACGTCGCCGGCGCAATCTACCGGACGCGCGCCCTGATCTTCGGCTGGGCAAATGGCCAGCGCGCTTTCCACGTTCTGAACTAACGCGCGATGAAAACTTTCCCGAAACGCGACCGCCTAACGACTCCCGATGAACCGGGACACGCGCGGATAGAACCCAAACAACCCATCGCGAATCGGGAAACTCTTTCGGTCCAAGCTCCAAGCTCCAAGCTCCAAGCTCCAGAGAAGCTCCAAGCTCCAAACTCGCAGAACGGAGCGCATCCGGTGGCGCTGGTGGACATGTCGCTGGCCCAGCTGGCGGAAGCTTACAATGGGTTGGATCGGCTGGAGGGCGAATACGAAAACCTAAGCGGGATCTGCGCGACGCTGAAAGGGCTGGTTCTTCTCCAGGTCAAAGCGAACGGCGAGCATGGGACCTACCGGAAATGGCTGAAAGAGAACTTCCCGAAGAGCATCAAAACGGCCGAGCGCTACGTGCGCCTGGCGAAGGCTTTTAGCAAAAGCGACAGCACTGTCGCTTTTCAATCTCTTACCCGCGACCTGGCAGAATCGGTGGCGGCGCTGCGGGAGTTCCAGCTCGATCTGAAACATCCGGTCGTGGCGAAGATCGCGGCCTGGGTCGGCGGCCGCGGGTCGTATCAGCTGATGCTGGATTTTCCGAGCACGACGGGCGGTAACCAATACGAGCGGAACGGAACGAAAGGGAAACGGACCAGGCTGGGCCAGCGCGAGCTGCTGGCGTTGATGCGGAAGAACGTCTGCAACACGGCGACGGAGCTGGGCGGCATCGCGCGGACGGAATCGTTCCGGTGCCTCAACGATGCCGAGCTGGATCTGCTGATCGAAGAAGCAGACACCGTCGCGGTGAAGGCGCGGGCCTGGAGAAGGAAGTCAAAAACCGATCGCGACGAGATCCTGCGTGCCGAGCTAGCGAAGCAGATGAAAAAGCAAGGGGCCTAACGAATGAAATTCAAAATCGCTGTCACGAACGGCACCGCGCAATGGCAGGAGGAATACGATTACCCGGAAGTTAAGAGCCAAGCTGATGCCGAGGAGCGTGCTGCCCAGGTCATACAGGCCTTCAACGCTACGCTGCGCGAAGGAGAGAAACCTAGAAAGCTCGTGTCAGTCGGGAGCGTTAGCCCTGGCAGCGATCATGTCTTCGAATCTTGCCAGGCTGCGAACGATGCGCTCGGACCATGTCCTCGAGCGCTCGCGGATTCCGACGGCGGGCATTGGTGGTATGTCGATCACGAAGCCGAGGAAGACGCCATCGGTGACGACGAAAAAGATTTCATCCACTGCGAGTGCAAAAGCTGCCCGCAGAAAATGCGCCTCAGCGCCGATGCCGACGAAATCCCTCTCTGACGCATGTCACACGAAATTTCCACTGAGCTGCTCGCGTCACTTCCGGAGGCGATCCAGAAGGACGCGCTGGATTGGGAGAAGCGGTTCATCCCGCTCGAGGCCCAAAAGAAGGGACGCGTGGCGGCGCTGCAGGCGCTGGCGGACAAGCATGACGTGCCGTTCAAGACGGTCGCGAAAAAGTTTTATCGTTATCTCGAGTGCGGATTCGCAGGCCTCATCGATCGGCGGGCGGCCGGCCCCGAGTTCTGGAACGTGGAGGAACGGATCGGGCTTTCGCACGCGGACCAGGAGCTGGTGAAGACGTATTGCGAGCGTTACCAGCGCAACAACGAAGCGGCGCTCGATGCGCTGCGCCGGGCCTGGAAGAAGGGCGAGGTGGAGACGGACAAGCCGCTCGATGTGCAGACCGGTTATCCGCGCGGATGGAGCAAGCGCAACCTGGCGCGCTACGCGCCGAGCGAGTTTGAACTAAAGGCGGCGCGGGAAGGGCGCTCGGCCGCGGCGGGGCATCGGCCGCTGGTTTACACGACACGGCGCGATCTCTACGTAGGCCAATATTTTCTCTACGACGACATCTGGCACGATCACGAAGTAAATCTGCTGGCGACGCAGCAGCGCGGCCGGCCGCTGGAATTTCACGGGCTGGATCTGGCGTCGGGTTACAAACACTGCTGGGGCGTGCGCGTGCGGCGCGAAGTGGACGGCGTCCATGAATCGCTGAAGACCGCGGACTTCCGGTTTCTGCTGGCGGGCTCGCTTTTCACCGATGGCTATCATCCGCGCGGGACGACGATCGTGCTCGAGCACGGAACGACGACAATCCCGGAGGAGCTGCAATGGCTGATCACGCGCGCGACGAATGGCGCGATCAAATTCGAGCTGGGCGGAATGCAAGGCGCCGCGGCGCACGCGGGGCAATACGCCGGCCGGAGCAAAGGGAATTTCCGGATCAAGGCGGCGCTCGAGTCGCTCGGCAACCTGATTCACAACGAGCTGGCCTATCTGCCAGGGCAAACCGGGAAGGACCGGCAGCATTGCCCCGAGGAACAGCACGGGCTGCGGAAGCATAACGACGCGCTTCTCCTGGCTCTTTCGCAGCTGCCTCCGGAGCGGATCGAGTGGATCCAATGGCCGCTCTGTTCGCTCCAGCAATTCAAGGTGGTGCTGCAGGAGCTCTACGCGCGGATCAACGCGCGGACGGAGCACGACCTGGAGGGCTGGGACGAACGTTACGTGCCGGATCGCGCGACTGGCCGGATGCGGCGGATGTCGCCGGCAGAATTTTGGAACCAGGGCCGGCGTGCCCTGCAGACGATCAGCCCGGAGACGGCGGCGCTGATCATTGGGACCGCGAACGGGAAAGAGCGGCAAATCCGGAATGGAATGATCGAGCTGAAGAACAGCGAGATCAGCGGCGATCCGCTCCGGTTCGATGCGCATCAGCTGCCACCGCGCGGGAAATATTTGACGGTGCTGAATCCGTTCGACACGCGCCGGCTGACCTGCTTCGACGCGAAGGGCCGCTATGTGGCGACGCTGGACCGGCTGCAGAGCGTTTGCAGAAGCAATGTCCAGGCGCTGCATGAATCGTGCGGCCGCGCGGCAAAAATCGAGGCGGAGATGCTGGCGCCCCTGCGCCGGCGGGCGATGGGCCAGGCGCAGAAGAAGCGCGCGATGCACCTGAACAATGCGCGAGCCATCGACCTAACGAAACCTTTCACAGCAGAAGAAAAAGCGATCTCCACGCGCGATCGCACCCGGCTCAGAGCTGAGCGCGGATCCATCGAAGACTTGATGCCACCACCGCAGTTGGACCCTGCGGAAGCATCGCCACCAGATGAGGCGGACGACGACGGAGAAGGTCTCGCCGCTCTCTACAGCACAGGACCAAACCATGCCGAAAACACCTACCGAGCAGAAGACTTCGCCTAACGAAGAGCCGGACGAAAATCACGGCCGCACCATCGTCCCCGCACGCAACGGCGACGAGGCGCAAGTGATCCGACTGGGAGGCGACGAAGTTATCCAGGCGACGGCGGAGCTGCCGGAGGACCAGCGGGAAACGATCCGCTGGCTGTTCTCGCTCGCGAAACATCGGCATTGGTCCCTCGCCCGGCTCGAGACGGAGACGGGCATCGATGACAGCACGCTCTTCCGTGTCTTTCGCGGCACCTACGCGGCGAAGCTGGACAGCATCGTGGCGCGGATCGCGGCTTACCGGAACAAGTTCCAGGACGTAAGCCAGCGGACCGGGAAGCTGTTCGTGCCGACGTCGATCAGCAAGAAGATCTGGGCGGCGTGCGATTTCGCGAGGAGCACGCGCACGATGGCGTTCGTCTACGGCCGGACGCATATCGGCAAGAGCGACGCGCAGCTGGCCTACATGGCGCAGCCGGTGAACAACCACGGCAAGACGAAGTATGTGCGGCTGCCGGCGAGCGCGGGCGTGCAGCTGATGATGAAGGAATTTGCGCGCGCCTGTTTCGTAAACCCGAACAGCTGCTTCGAGAACCTGCGCGAGTATGTGCTGAACGCGATCGACGAGACGCACCTACTGCTGGTGGACGAGCTGCACGAGGTGTTCCTGAGCTACCAGCGCGGCAGCGCGATCAAGTGTCTCGAGGTGATCCGGGAGATCCACGACCGGCGCGGCTGCGGGATGGTTCTCTTCGGCACGCAAAAGCTGAAGGAGGAGCTGATGATGGGGCAGCACCTTGACTTGCTGGCGCAATTCAAAGAGCGCGGGATCCTCGAGGTGCAGCTGCCGAGCGCCCTCCCGAAGAAGGACCTGAAAGCGATCGCGGCGCACTTCCACCTGGACGATCCGAGCGGCCTCGCGGCGGAGATCGTGCAGGAGGTAACGAAGGATCACGGATTCAAGCGTTACGTGCTCTTCCTGGAAAGCGGTCAGAACCTGGCGCGCGGGAAGAAGGAGCGGTTCACCTGGGATCACTTCGTCCAGGCGCACGACATCGTGAAGAAGCTGGGAGGCGAGTCATGAGGAAGACGGGGAAAACGTCCAACGTCCAACGCCGAACGCCCAACGCCGAACGCAGATTGGCCCGGCTAATCGCGAAAGAACTTTTCACAAGTGGCGATGGCGTCCGGGCGACGCGGCTCGTTTTTGAGACAAAGAACGGCTCCATCGAAGGATCGGGCTGGGGCGAGCGGCCGGTCGCGGACGTGATCGAGCGGGCCTTAACGAAACAAAGCCGGAGGGCGCGGCGATGACGGCGGCGCAACGGAAGACAAAGGTCGCGCTGGCAGCGACGTCGCAGGCGCTAAGTGACGCGCGCCAGGCGGTGAACCAATTCGCGCTGCGCTGCGCGGATCCCGACGCGAAGCAGCTAATGGCCGCCGTGCTCGACGCGCACATTGCTGCGATGACCAGGCTGCGGGCGCAGCTGGCGCCGCCGGCATTCCAGGAGGCTTCACGATGAAGGTGCGGCTCCAGATCCAGCCAGTGATTCCGGGGCCCGGCCGGTGCATTTGCTGCAAGGAGGAATGCCAAACAACGCACCGCGATGACGACCTGAGCGGGTTCGTCGGGGATTGCTGCGCGTGGCCGCTGAAGCTCGCGGAAATCAATTTGCGGAACAAGGGGATGGCCATCCCAACGGTGGCGATCAGCGACAAATAACAAAGAGGACCTAACGACATGACGAAAAGAATCAAAGCAATCTCGGAGATCCGCTCTCGCGCGGAGTTTGACGGGATCGTGGAAAGCATCGTGACGATGCAGCTGGCGAAGGAGCGACTGGAAGGCCGGCGCGACGCGAAGCTACTGGCGATCCGCGATGAGTTCGACCCAGACATAACGGATCTGCGCGAGAAGATGGAAACGGCCGTCCTCCGCGCGGAAAAATACGCCGCGACGCATCGCGAGGAGCTGCTGCCAGCAAAGCGGAAGAGCTCGGAGACGAGCTTCGCCTTCTTCGGATTCCGCACCGGCAATCCGACGCTGGTGCTCCTGAATCGCACCTGGACGTGGAAGAAGGTGCTCGAGGCGATCAAAGAGCATTGGGCGCCGAAAGACGCCGCGCGCGTGATCGTGGTGAAGGAGGCCGTCGATAAGGACGTGCTGAAACAATCCTACTCGCCGGAGGAGTTGGCCGGGATCGGAACGCGTGTCGAGCAGCATGAGACCTTCTTCATCGACCCGAAGCGGGATCCGGCGGATCCGCAGCGGCTCGCGGTGCCAGTGGAAGATCGGAGGGCGGCGTGAGACGTCGGGGTAACGCACTGGCGCGGTCGCTGAACATTGCGCGACACAAAAAGACGGAGGCCGCGCGGACGATCAAAACCGCGCTCGCAAAGCCGAAGTGCCCGGTTCACGGCATCCCGGATTGCTCACCGTTGCTCAACGGATGCTCCTGGAAGCCGGCGGAAGGCGGTGCCCAATGAGTCTGGCGCCCTGGGCAACAACGGCGGCGCAGAAGCCGCATGGGTTTCGCGTGACGATCGAGCGAGCCGGAGCTCGCGGGCCGGAGCGGCATACATTCCCGTCGAAGACGAAGAACCGCGCCTCGGCCGTCCAGGCCGCCACCTATAAGAAAGGATTTCGGCGGCTGATCTCGGCGGAACCTCTCAATCGCGAGGAGTGGGATCGTGTGTTTGGAGGTCGGCGATGAGCGCGACCGAGACGAGCGCACCGCAGCAGAAGATCGCGATCGCCGTAGATCCATCGCCGCCGCCGCCGTGGGCGGGAGTGAAATTCACGTGCGAGAAGTGCGGCGCGATTTTCCAGCTCCAGGCGGCTGACAAGTGCGCGGTGATAGATCCCGCCGCAGCCGCCTACTTCATGCCGGCGTGCTGGGATTGCGGGCACGTCAACGTCGTCACGATCGCGGCCGACGCGGCCGCCACCGCAGGAGGAAAAACATCATGAAGAAGGCAGAGAAGAGCGTCGAACAGCGGACAGCCGCGGTAATCGAAGACATAAAGGCAAAGCTCACGCTGATCGAGGACTACATGATGTGGCTGATCCAAGCGGATCAGCGGTTCAAACTCGGCCAGCGCGTTGAGTGGAGCCGACGGGCTCGTCAGCTAGGATTTCCGCATCGCAAGTGTGCAGAGAAGGGCGGCATCGTAAAGGGACTGGACAGTTTCAGCGTCGACGTGTTGCTCGATGGTTATCGGCGCCCGCATAGTTTTCACCACGCGTTCTTCAATCCCATTTCGGGGGCGAGGCTGTTCTGATGAGCGAGCACGCATTCCCTCTGCAATGGCCGCTTAGCTGGAAGCGGAACAGCTTTCAACGCGTCTCAAACTTTGGGGACTTTTCCATCGCTCGTTGCGTTGCGGACGTGCTCGCCGAGCTGCGCCGGCTCAGCGCCACCAATCCGGTGATCTCCTCAAACCTGGCGCTGCGGCGCGATGGATTGCCACACGGAGGACAGCCTCAGCCACGGGATCCGGGCGTGGCGGTCTATTTCACACTCGGCAAAAAGCGTGTGGTCCTGGCCTGCGATAAATGGCGCCACGTTCAGGACAACATCCGCGCGATCACGAAACACATCGAAGCGCTGCGCGGCCAGGAACGCTGGGGCGTCGGCTCAATCGAGCAAGCTTTCGCCGGTTACATGGCGCTCGAGGAACGGACCGGCCCGAGCTGCTGGGAAATCCTCGAGATAAGCCAGGATGCGACTGAGCAACAGATCCTCGATGCCTATCGGCGCAAGGCGCGCGCAACGCATCCGGATAGCGGCGGCTCGAGCGAAGCATTCGTCCAGGTAACGCAGGCGAAAGACATCGCGCTCGCAACCAGGAGGGGACAGTGAAAGCGCGGCGATGGATGTGGGGGATAAAGAGCAGGAGTGGCTGGCTCACCTACATACAAGGGACACGGCGCGAGTCGATCGCTCAATTTCTCGGATCTGATCCAACGCAAAAGTGGCACTGGTGGCGGCGCAAATACGGCGTGCGCGCAGTGAAGGTGGAAGTGCGGGAGCTATAATGAAACATCTCCTCGAAGCCTTTCTCGAATTGCCGACCTGGCAGGGCTTCGCCCTGATCGCGGCGTTCGTGGCGTTTGAGGGGTTGCTGGCCTGGTGCGTGGCGTGGGCGGCCTGGCGCCGCGGCGTGCGGGACGCGGAGATGGGGCTGGTGGAGCGGTTACATGAGAAGCAACGGGACACTGTGCGGATATGACCTACGCGCTCGTTCCCCAGGAGATCGTGGAGCTGCACCGGGCGCTGCTCGCCGCGCTGCGCGTGGACTATTTCCCGCCAGGCATGATGGAGATGAACAATTGGCGGGATTTCCTCTTCGTGATGGAGCCGCTGAAAGATTCGACGGGCGGCGCGTTCACGGCCAAAGACATCGCGCCGGCCGTGGCGCTGATGCGGCAGCAGAACAAGACGCAGTCTTCGAATTGGTCGCTTCGGTTCGCGAAGATCATGCGGGATCCGGAATCGTTCCGGGACCTGGTGCTGATCTCGCGCAAGGCGGTGCGGCCGCGGGCTGCGATCGAGACGACGTCGCGCACCGATGCGACCGGCGCTGCGATCGCAGTGGAGCGGGATCCGGCCGCGGAAGCGGAGGCGCACCACATCTCGAGGCCGCTGCGGGAGTGGCGCGAGCGAATGAAGGGATCAAACCATGGAAATTAACGGACGGACTTACACTTGGGAGGACGCCTGGCGCCGGGTGACGGAGCTGGAGGTCGCGATCAGCCGGATGCCGATCGATGCTCCGCTCCGACCGCATTTCGAATTCCTGACTGGTCTGCTCGAGGTGCTGAGCGACGACATCAGCGAACAAGACAACCTGGTCGAAGCCGCGGAAAAGGCGCTGACCGAGAATCTGCATTCGCTGGGCGAGGAGTGCTCTGGAGATCTGCTCACCGACATAGCTCGACTCGGCGAACTCGCGCACGAAGCGAAGCGCGGAGATCACTCGGAGGTTCTCGCGGTCCAAATATGAACGATCATCCTCCCGCGATACCTAAAGGGACGGCCTGCGGCTGCGGAGCCTCGAAGGCGGAGAGCGATTTCTTCTGCGCGGGCTGCGCTGCGAAGTTGCCTGCGCATCTGCTCGAGAGCTTCACGCGATGCAGATCGCACGGGCATTTTCGCGAGCTGAACCGCCGCGCGGCGATCGTCCTGGGGCGCCCACTCACGCGGAAGCAACAGAAGGCCTGCCGTTACTAAAATGGCCTACTCGAGCAAACTTCAGCGCGGCTTCTCGACGAAACAGCAGGGCCATTACCGCCCGATGGTGGAGGCAGCCTGGAAACGAGCCTGCCAGCTCGATGCAACGCTGCTGCAGGGCGCCGACAAGGCGGCGACGAAGCGGGTCTGGTATGAGAACGAGCTGGAAGTGGCCACCGGGAAACGGTCGACGCTCGACCTGGACCGGAAACGCGATTTCACCGCGGCGATGGCCCACTTCGAAACGATCGTGGGGGAATCGATCTACTGGAATATGCGCCTCTACGGGGATGACGCGCGCCGGGTAGCGTTCAATCTGCGTGAGATCTGCCGGGAGAGCGACGTCGACGAGGATTACATGCGCTCGATGGCGCGGCGGATGTTGAGGCTGAGTCCCACGCAGCCGCTGCCGGAGCTGGGCCAGATGAGCTACCAGCAGCTCATCATAATTATGGGGGAGCTGAAGCGGTTCCTCCGCCGCGGCGGCCGGCCGCATGTGAAACAGGAGGCGCTGCCGTTTTAATGAAGGTCCCGATCGTGCGACGTGATGCGCGGCCGCGCCGATACTTCAATGGCCGCTGGTATTCTCCGAATCGGCTGGGCTACTGGCGCTGCGATCACGTGAAAGGCGGGGCGGCGCTGCTGCATCGCGCGGTGTGGGCTTTTCACCACGGACCGATCGATCGCTCAGTCGTTATCGAGTTCAAGGACGGCGATCGCAGGAACTGCGACATCAACAATCTGCGATGCGTGAAAAAGGTGCCGCCGAATGTCTGGACGCTGTGGAAGGCGGGGCTGCGAGGGCGGCCAGTCGATCGTGTATTCGGGGCTCGAGTCCGAGGTTCGCGGCGATTCTGGGCCCGAATGAGCGCTGGCGAGCGCGAAATTTACTGCATCCTCCGAGGCCTCGCGTGCCGCGACGCGCAGCGGGATCGGAAGCGGTCGCGCCAAGTATTTCAGATGATGGCTGCAGGAGGGGCAATCAATGCACGCTCCCGTTAAAGCGGACCCGCGGATCGCGGAGTTCTGTGAGCTCGTTAAAGCTGGAATTGAGTCCTGGAAACGAGCGGGGAAGATTCTCTGCAAGCTGGTGGATGATGACGCCACCGTGCTTGGGAAAATCCTTGCCGATCACCCTTATCTTACGCGCGAGACGCTGGAGTCGTTTGAGAGGATCGGACGGAAGCTTCTCTACCCTTATCTCGTGGTAGACAGCTCACCCGGCGCGCGAAGGCTCGTCGGTTTGCCTTATGGTGACCAGGTGCGGCTCTACGAAGGCCGGATCGCGGTCGTCACGATCACGAAAGGGATCACGGAACAGAAATTCAAGCGCGTCTTCGAGCTGACTGAAGCTGAGGCGCGGCGAGTCTTTAATGACGACGGGCTTCGAACTGTCCAAGAGCAGCTCCATCTGCTGAAGAAGAAACCGAAGCGAAATCTGGTGCGATCGGCGCCGCGAGCCGAGCAGGAGCAAGAGCCTGAATCGATGGCCGGGACGGCCTCGCTCGATGCCAAACCAATCGACGAGCTGAAGCGCCTGCTGACGTTGGCGAATGATGCGCTCCTGGAAGCGCGAACGGTCCTCTCCACGCTCAAGCGCGGGTCGAAACAAGACGATCACATAACGACGGCGCTCCGCGAGATCGGCGCGCTGAGGTTCGCGGCGAGCTCGGAGGATTTATGAGGAACATGAGCTTCTCTCTCACGACGCCGCAGATGTATGGCCGAACGAAAACGGTCACGCGGCGCCTCGGCTGGTGGTTCCTAAAGCCCGGTGAGCTGGTCTGCGCGGTTGTGAAATCGCAGGGCCTGAAGAAGGGCGAGAAGGTCCAGCGGATTTGCCCGATCCGGATCCTAAAGACCAATCCAGAGAGGCTATCGGCGATGAAGCGCTCCGACGTCCGCCGTGAAGGGTTTGTCTCGATGGGGAAAAGCGAGTTCATCGCCATGTTTTGTCGCCATCATCGCGTGCGCCGATCGAAAATCGTCAACCGGATCGAGTTCGAATTCGTATGACGGCTCATTTCGGCCCAACGAGCACGCCGACCGCGCCGAAACGGGAGCGATTACACGTCGCCGAGGTCGTTCTTCGTCGGACGCACGCCGCGGCGGTAAGTTTTCGTCTCTATAATCCCTGCGGATCCGGCGCCATGAATGCGCAGCTCGGCTCCCGTGACTTGCGAGAGGAAGCCTACCATTCGTTTCGCGCTTTCGATCCCGTCTTCGGTCAGAGGGTAGCGCAATTCGTTCTCCAGCGCTGGACCGCTCAGCTCCCACCCTTCGGCATCAGCGAGAAGGTCGTAAATGGGCAACTCGTCCACGGGGATATTTACGGCGGGGCGAGGCATTGCGAAAGGCCAGCATGAAATGACTGCCCAACTCGATCTCGATTACGAGCGCAAGGCGCCGCCCCAGCCGATCGGCCGGATGGCTGACCTGGTGAAGGTCCTCTCCGAGCACGGCGGCTGGATGACGCGGCGCCAGCTTGAGGAGAAAGGCTTTACCGATCGCGAGCTGCGGGTGCTGGCCGAGAACGACACCACGGTCCCGCCGACGCTTTTCTCCTATCCTGGCTCGCCCGGTTACAAACTCTTCCGGAAGGTGACGCACGAAGAATTCGCCCGGTGCATTTCCCTCCGGAACCAGGGCCGCGTCATGACGAAGCGCTGGATCCGTTACCAGCGCGGCTGGCACCAGATCTTCGGTGCCATCGGCTCCGGCGAGTGA